TGATCCATTTATGCGCATACGTTCATTACCGCTTGTTTGAAACTCAAGCTGAAGAGCGTCTAAACGGAAGTTTTTATAAGCACTAGCTGTACGATTATAGTTTGTTAGTCTGTTTGTATTACTAGCTATTTCTGGCTGTAACTCCATTCCAGAGCCAGTTGAAGAATCAACTATAGATAAAAGGCCACTCGGGTTGGTTGTTCCAATACCAACGTTTCCTGAGTCTAGCACATACATTTTATCAGAGCCGCCAGAAGCAAGCCGCAACATACCATTACCATTTGCATTTATTCTTGCGCCAGTAGTACCAGATGTTACAGGTGTAAAGTTTCCGTGATTAACGCCTGTTGTTATTCCAGTAGAGCCTGTCACTGTGCCTGTTACGTCAATGCCTGTTGATGTTGTTTCAAACTTTTTAGAGCCATTATGAGAAAGTTCTACTTGTGCGTCTACAACTGCGTTTAAATAATCTTTTCCAGAGTTATCTTCTAGTAGTAGATTTTGACCACGAATACGCAATGAACCCGTAGCCGAACCACCTTCAGCAATATAAGAATGTGACCCATCATGATAAATCTGTAGGTCAGACCCAGCACCGAATATGGCTTTGTTATTATCGCCTAATGACAAGTTGCCTGTCATGCTGTCACCAGTTTTAGTTACAAACTCAGCATCAGCTTCAGTTTCTGTGTATCCATCAACGAGTGTGACAGATGATTTATTTCCTATATATCCAGCCATATTATGTTTGCTCCATGTAACTCATAATAGTAGAAATCTTATCTGCTACAGAACAATCAATTTTAATTATATCACCTACGTTAGCGATGATCTTACCATCTAAAACACCTAGGGATGAACCTGCTGGGATTGGTACATCTTTTACAAGAAAGGCAGTGGTATTCTGTGTTTGACCAGTTTGTGTTGTGGTACTGACTAGCGTTACAGAGGCTGTAACCTGACTTGTGTGTACGTTGGTTAAGTTCATACCTAGAATAACAAGGGTACTCCCTGATTGAACTGTGTATAGTGTTTCGGGTGTACCAGCACTCGCAGGTGCTACATCCCTTGTGATTACCTTAAAAGTGTTTGCCATTTGGTTTTCCTATCCTAAAGCTATTGCCAAAGCCGTAGCTTCGTCTACTGTTGCAGCGCCTATATCCGTTATTACTTCTGCTGCTGATCTACCTTCTACACCGTTTGCTGTAAATCTAGCATAGTCGTCATCAGCTACAGATGCACTATCTATTTTTACAGCGTTAGTGTTTGATATACCAAAAGTTAATGCGGCTTGTCCGCCAATATCTGATAATACTTCTGATGCTGATCTACCTTCAACTGATGTACCATCTATACGAAGGAAGTCATTATCTGCCGCACCACTAGTAAATACTGCTACGTTACCATTACTTATACCTGTATCTGTTACTGCCGCTGTACCTAGTCCTAATGATGTACGAGCAGTAGAACCTGACTCAGCTACAAAGTTAGAACCATCACCTACTATAAAGTTACCATTAGTTACTGCTAGTCCTGCAACATCTTGCAACTGTGCATCTAGTCTAGCATTAGCTATTGTACCTGTAAGCTGTGTAGCAACGATACTTTTATTCGTTAGTGTCTGTGTGCCTGATAATGTAGCTACAGTAGAATCAATTGCTATATCGTTGGCATTAGCTGTAATTCCTGTACCACCAACAACATCTAGGGTAACCGCACCTGATGTACCGCCGCCGGTCATACCTGCTCCAGCTACTACTGATGTTATATCTCCCACAGGGACAGTAGCTACTTGAGTATCTACATAAGCTTTAATAGACTGTTGTGTAGCAAGTTTAGTCGCACTGTTAGACGACATATTATCTTCGTCGAGTATATCTGTAATGGCAACAGAACCTGTACCTGATAAGCTATCAAACTCTAACGTACCTACGTCAGTAGTTCCCGCAACTGTCAAAGTAGACGCCATGTCTACAGCACCGTCAATATCGACTACATCAAGGTTAGTAGTTCCATTTACATCTATATCACCTTCAAGGTCAATATTCCCCGAAAGCGTTAAAGAAGTACCCGTTATAGTAGAACCAACAGTAAGTGTAGTAGCCATATCTACAGCACCGTCAATATCAACTACATCAAGGTTAGTAGTACCGTCTACATCAAGATCACCATTAAAATCTACGTTACCTGCTACAGCTAGTGTAGTAGCCATATCTACAGCACCGTCAATATCAACTACATCGAGGTTAGTAGTACCGTCTACATCAAGATCACCATTAAAATCTACGCTACCTGCTACAGCTAGTGTAGTAGCCATATCTACAGCACCGTCAATGTCCACTACATCAAGGTTAGTAGTACCATCTACGTCTATGTCACCTGAAATATCTAAAGAAGCGGCTATAATCTCACCGCTAGCGTTTATTGCACCGTTAATGTCTATGGTAGTAGCGGCAATCTGTATTTCTGTATCTGCTACAAGGTCTAACTGCCCATCTGCACTAGAGTTTATGTATATAGCAGTGTCCCGGAATTGTATCTTTTGGTCTGTAGTTGTAGTGTTTCCGTTAGCTAAAACTTCAGTTAGCGTGTCTACTGTAGCAACTTGACTGTCTACATACGCTTTAATTGATTGTTGTGTAGATAATTTCGTTGCGCTATTCGACGCCATGTTATCTTCGTCAAGTATGTCTGTGATAGCAACTGCGCCTGTACCTGATAAACTATTAAACTCTACTGCAGCTAAGTCAGTGTTACCCGCAACAGTCAAAGTGTTATCTACAAACAAGTCTGGTACGGATATGTTCTGGGTAACATCGTATACTATTGCACTGGAGCCACCACCATCAGTCGCTATAACTTTTAGTTTACCCGCTGCTATAGCTACATTTGCACCTGAACCTTGAGAGAAAGTTATAGTGTGGCTTGTACCATTATGTATAAACCAAAGTTTAGATAGTGTGTTAGGGCCAATAGTTACAGTACAGTTTTGGTTACCACCACTATACCGAATGTATAAAGCACGGGCTTCTGCGTTTGTAGCAGTACCATCAGGCACAGTTAGTGTATCTGTGGACGCACTCGCTAAAGTTTTAGCAGAGTACCCAAAAGCATCTCCTATAAGCTCTAAGTTTATGTTAGTTGTTACACCCCAAGTACCGGACTTCTCACCAGTCCCAATTTCTTCGAGCCTAAGATCATTTTCAAATGTACTTGCCATGTCGTAAACCTTTATCCGATGCGAATTATAGCGGTAGAAGCCGCCGCTGTTGGGAATGTAACTGCGAATGTGCTGGAGTTAGAAGACTTATCTGCCCCAAAATCTAATACTGCTACTGCAGGGTTTGTTCCTCCAGCGGAGTATATCAACGCCCCACGCGCAGTTAATGTTGAATTAGCCCACGTAGCGTCAGTAAAATCTACATATGCCGTGGTTCCAGAAGTGGCAGTGGTGGGAGTTATTGCAACTCCACCTGCAGTGTAACCTGTACCGACTACTTCATTTGTTGTTATGTACGCAGTAGTTTCTGCGTTTAACGTTGCACTAGAGGTATACAACGCAATCTTAAACGTCTGACTGGTATCAGAGCTAAAGTCCATTGTACCGTCAAGCAACGCAAGTTTCGCGGAAGTACAGGTAAAATTACCAGTAAAAGCCATTAGTTCCCCCTGTTAACAGGTATACGCGTCTGCCCTGAGCGGTACGCATCTCTACGTAGTTTACCATTAGACAGCTCCATTAACAAGGTTACAGCTTGTAAGTAGAGTTTTTCGTAGTTTGCAATAACGTCTGGTTCACCTTTTTGGAAACGTATTGCTTCTATAAGAGCGCCATTAAGCAAAGCCGCACTGGCGTTATCGCCAAGCCATGATGTACTTGCAGTTACGATAGACGGCGGATAAGCACCGTAGACGTGTTCAAGTTCATAGTTAGAGTTTGGCGTTGGAACTAGTTCAATCTGTGTGTCACTATATTCTGCGTAGAACTTAGGTATTCCGTAATGCGCACTTGTATCAATCGGATAAGCTTCACGTAAAAAATTAACATCCTTGTTCAACAAGTAAGTATACGTGCCATTGTTTATGATAGCTATACTGTACGTGTATAAGTAATCGCTGGGTAGCGTGTACAATTTGTTTGTGTTTGCTACTGGCCCATCATCCACTTTACGTAACGCTGGGATGTCTACTGTTTGTAACAGTTTCTCTTCCGCTTGTTGCGTAAACATAGCAAGCTGATCGTCTGTAAAAGATGTTTCACAGATGTCTTCTATATTTGTTTTAAGCGAAGCGTAGTTCATTGATTACCCCATTGGCCCTCTTGCGAAAAGTCCCTTAGTAGCAGCGCCTGTACCACGCACTTTAATTTTACCACCTTTAGCGTAGCCTTTTTTAGCCATACCACCTTTTTTAAAAACGCCACGGCCTTTTAATACGTCAGCTTGTGTTACCTTACCATCTCCGGTCAGGTCAGTTAGTTTCTTAGCCATAATGCATCTCCTATGTAGTTGTTACAGTCACGTCGCCTATAGAGACTACCATTTCTAAATTATTGGTAGTTAACCCATAAACGTTATCCCCATCACCAACAGGATTCCAGCCCCATTGAATATTTCTACTACTGTCGTATCCTGCAAAATCAGGGCGTGGATCACGCACCGCCTGCGGGTCGTTAACTGGAAATTCCCCTAATTTGTTTTGGGGGTGGTCACCACTCCAACATTCACGACATGCTTTTATATTAGTATCTTTACCTTTTGTTACGATATTACGCAACTCTTTTAGTTTGTAACGAAACCCACAGACGTCACATTCCGCTATAGTTTTGTTAGCAGAGGCAAATCTGTTTGTCATAGTTACACCACACTTACTCTAGGCACAAAACGAGCCGAGGTCTTCTCTCGATCTTCTGAAGCTGCCATATCAAATTGTTCATCATACACAGACTTTAACATCTGCACGCGATCTACCAACTCAGGAACTTTCATAGCTATGTGATAAGCTAACCCTGCGACTAGACAGGGGAAGAATCTAAAATTCATATCTGCGGTCTCTACACCTGCACCTGCATCTTGTATTCGACGCATACGCCAGTAGTACAACACATAGTCATTATTGTCTGGTACAGGCCAAACGTTAACATGTGGCTCATCTCGCAACCGTTCAATAAACAACTGTATCGGACGCCCTTGTGATAGTTTGTTTGGTATAGATGCGTAACTACTTACACTGATCCTGCTTATGGTAAGGTCTGATTGTGTGCTAGCGTTACCACTGTTAGTACGTATTTGATGTTCTAACAAATCTATAGTGTCTGTTGGTAATTGATACCGAGAAGTGCCTTCTACAAGGTTTACTGTACCTGAATCAATAGTCCACATGTTTATACCACGGTTTTGCCATTCTATTGTCATCAAATTCATAGAACGCCTAGCTGTACGTAGATCATACCCAGAACGCATTTCACGTCCGGCACGCTCCCACGCTTCTTCCGCAATCTCCGTAAAGTCCATATTGAACGCTGTTGTGCCTGATGTAGTCATGGTTTTATCCTTTTACGTGTACAACGTCTTTTTTCGTCTATTTTCCGTTACCGCGCCACAACCCCGTGCTATATCGCGTTTCCGGCGGGCTAACCCACCACCTGATAACTTAACTGTAGCAGCTTTTGTGTTTTTTACTACAGTCTTACCTTTAGCACCTTCGCGTTTCTTTTTCTTTGCCGTAGTAGCACGTTGGCCTTGGCTTAAACTGTTGGCCTTACTACGCGGTAAACAACGGTCAGGGTTCTTCTTATCTTTAGAAGTTCCACACGCGCCTTTTATTTTGCCGTCAGTACCAACTCTAACCCAGTCTTGATCCCGCCATTTCTTCAGGTCACCCATTATTTTTTCTTCTTCCCTTTACTACCTTTAGCATAGTTTGGGTCTTTACAGTATTTAGACGCAGCCATGTTAGCATAGGCGCTAGGATAAGTGTCAAACGTACGTTTAGCCCAAGACTTACCCTTGGAGCATATTTTACCGCCTGATTTATAGTACCTACGCATTAGCGCATCTTGCAAACTTTGCCGCCACGAGCCAAGCCGTAACCACGAATTTTGCCGCCTTTTTTGTAACCTTTTTTCTTCATCATGCCACCTGCAGCATAACCTTTTTTCTTCATCATGCCACCTGCAGCATAACCTTTTTTAGTCATGCCTCCAGCTTTCATGCCCTTCATTTTTTTAGCCCGTCTTGCGGGGGGCATTTTTTCTCTCAGCATTCCATCATCTCTTTCGCGGCCTTCCATAGCATTCATACGAAAACCACTATCCATCGCATCCATTTCTTTTTTGGTAGCACCTAAACCTCTTGGGCGAAGTTTTGGTGTTGGTGAAACCGTGGGTGCGCCGCCCATTTTCTTTTTCTTCATATTCATTGGTCTGTCTCCTTGTAAAGATTGTTGAACACTCTTTCAGTATCCCAAACGTAACCTACGTCTTCTTTTGAGTTATAAGTATGTTGGTTTGGTTTAAAGTCTGGAGCGCCTTGCCCTGTCTCAAACCACGCAGGGTGCGTTACACGAACCCGATTATTTGGTAATGCTACTATGTTACCTGTATACTCTCCAGCGTCTAATAATTCAAGTACGTGACTTTGTTTATGTTGCGCAGGATCATCAGCCACTTCATTATCAGTGTAATCCACAGTAAATAGGTATTTAGCAGGGTAAAACTCACCATCTACTTTGGCTATCCAAGGGGCAGGTGAAGCTCGTTCTAGTTTGTACACAGAATGGTAATGGGACATACAGTCCCAAGGTTGTGCTAAATATGTAGGTAAGGGTGTAGGCCACTCCTCTAAGGGTGTATCAGCTACAAGGGCTGTAAGGGGCATTCTAGCCCACATGGCTCCACCATGTATATTTTCATCGTCATCATCATCAGATTCACAACCAGTAAATATGACTTGAAAACTAAGAGTGCGGTTAGGCATTGTAGTAACACCAATAACCATGCAGTGTAGAAATTCACCGTGATACTCTTCCAAGTTTTTAGTGTATTCTCTACGTACCCACGCTTTAAAATAAGGGATACTGCTGGTTAAGTACGGCATTACTTTTTAAATTCCTTTTTACGTTTTTTAGCTGCAACCTTCTTTCGTTTTTGGGACAGCTTAGACGCAGGGTTTTGTATCTGCTTGCTCATCTGTGCGCGAGATATAGCCATCTAACAATTCCACTTCCGTAAACTCTTGTTTATACGACTATCTGGATCATTAGCTGTCTTAGAGCTTGTGTTGCGTTTTTTCATGCCCTTCATACGAGCGCAAAACGATTTGCGTCGGTTAGCCGCTTTAGAACCTTTTTTAAGTTTACTAGGTTTTGTAGTAACTGCTGTCTTCAATTTACTTCCGGGATTAGCTTTTCGGTAACTAGCAACGCCTTTTGCGTTGAGTCCACCAGACTCACTTTTACCCGCTTTGCGAGTCCAAGCAGGAGACTTTTTGACAGAGCCTCCTGATTTGTAATAACTCCGCATGTATCACCTCTAGTTGTAGAAGACTGTCATTGCAGTAATATTCGTCATCGCCGTTATTAACACGTCGTTTTGGCAACGTATCCCCGCTTGAGGTATATTTACCGAGTGAGAGTCTGAAGCTAAAAAGTCAAGATCAAGCACTGTTGCGCCGCCAGCACCGTCAGTAATAGTCAATCGACCAACACCGCCGCCGGAAGTTAATACTTGTACCTGACGGATACGTGCTGGCCCTACAGCCAGTGACGCAGCGCCTGTAACTCGTTTGGTTTGAACGTCAGAATGAGACATACGCTATTCCTTCTTATGGTAAGATCGCAGTGTTAAACGCTTGTGCATACATAATTGTAATGCGAACAGAACCCGCGTTAGTAGCAGCAGAAGATGTTACAGTTAAACGAAGGTCTGATGTACCAGTGTTACCCCACTCTAGGGTTCCACCACCGCCAGTACCGAGTGCTTTAACGCCTACTGAAGTTCCTGATGCAACTGCGTTGATAATAGTATTTGCATTGCCACCTACTTCACCAACGCTTATATTGGTAGTAGTGTTAGCCGCAGCTACAAGGTCGATAATACAGTTAACGATCTTAGAATTAGCAGGAATTACAATATCTGTTGTAACCGCTCCAAGAGCGCCGCCTGCAAGGCTTTGTACTGTGTCTTGGCACATAACAACGTAACCTACGTTAGCAATGTCCGTACCTACAGTTGTACCTGTAGTATTTTTAATGTTACCAGCTCGAATTGGGCCGGAAAAAGTTGTGTTAGCCATGAATATATCCTCACATGCGAGTTAAGTGAATCCGTCTGCATGTCGTCAGTCGGGCCTGTCAGATTCACGGGGTATTCCCGATAATTGTTACCATACCACCGCATAACACAATATGTCAACAAAAAGAAAGGGGCCACCTAAGTAGCCCCTCTCCAAAACAAGTGTTCTAAGCTTATGCGCCCGGAGAACCAAAGATTCCTAATGGATCAGATACACCAAACGAATAACGCTCACGAGCTTTGTAGCGGCTGTTGCCAGTATCAAAGTCAGCGTCCATCGAAGTAGCCATTGGGCTACGTGTGAAGTGCTTTAGACCATTTGGAACGTCTGTCATCAAGAACCATGCGTCAGTATCTGTTAGATAGTGGTTTACAGTATAACCACCCGGAACAGAACCATTGTTGCGTATAGCGTTGATGTCATTGTCCGCAGTCCCTAAACGACCTTCTGTTTCTAACAAACGTGTTGCAACGAATTGCAAGTTTGGTGGAATCACAAGTTTCTTAGGTTTTGCTGCAATCAATAGGCCACGCTCGTCTGTCCAACCTGCGATTTGAATGATAGCTGCCTCAAGGGAAGTTTCGTTCAAGTCCGCAGCTACTGCTGGTTCATTTGAGTTAGTGCCGCCATCGACTAGCGGGTGGTTAGTAGCACAAAGAGAAACACCGTCACCATATGTAGTACCCGCAGCGAAAGCATTGTTTAAAATGTTAGCCGCTTTAACTTGTTTGGTGTACGCCATAGCGCGAGCCAGTGCTTTAGTATAACGAGACGATAGTGAATCGTACAAGTTATCTTCAATAGCTTCCTCAGTAATAGAGAAACCCATTGCCACTGTTTCGTGTGTGTAACGTGCGGTGAAAGCTTCTTGAGCATTATCATACTCAATTGAAGAGCCTTCTGACTTAGTTGGTGCAGCACCAAAGCCAGATAGTTTTGTTTCTTCCTCAAAAGAACGATCTGATGATTCAGTCTCAAAAATTTCGGCATGTTCTTCACCGTATTTTGCATATTCCAAACCGAACAATGCGTTCAATCCGGGTAACAGTTCTTTTAGTAACTGTGCGCGTGAAATAGCCATGAATTATTCTCCTACGATGCCGGTACCCATTTGGTGGTACGGTGAGTTAATTTTCACTAATACGTCAGTAAAAGCATCGCCAATAGCAGAACCCGGTTTTGTTACAAAACCAACAACTTTAAACGACCTAGTTGCCGTAGCAGTAGTAGCGTCAAGTTGCATGTTAGATTTGCCAGTAGTTGTGTTTACTGAATTTGTAGCGTTTTGTGCGGCTGGTAAAGGCGCATTGTGTCCCAACGCAGTTTGAGCAATTGCTCCGTCTGCTTGTACTTGGAAAGTAACATTTGGGTCAGTTACAACGTAAGCTGTAGCATTAGCTGTGCCTGAAGGGTAATACTGCGAGAATATTAATTGGCCTTGAGCATTTATATACTCGCAACCAACAAACACTCCTAAAGCACCTATGCCGTTACCACCAAGGTTATTGGTAGTTGCATCTGCGCCAGTACCAGAGGCTAGTTGTACGTAACCTGCAGCGATCTCAACAACAGAGCCGTAGCCTATGTTTTGAGCCACGCCTGCAGGAGTAATTAAAAACGAATCTTGAGCGCCAGCATAAGGCATACCGTCAGATCGTTTTACGGGTACAAACCCGTATCCTGAACTTGTAGTAGACATGATATATGTATCCTATATAGATTAAATTTAAGTTCCTTTGCCGAATGTTACTTTGGTCTTGCGATCATTGAACAACGGCATTCGAGGGTCATTCTCACGCATTAGGTTATTATCAACAGAACTCATTTGACCATCAGTCTGTTGTTGGAAATAGCTGTTTCTTTCATCAACCATTTCTATCGGCGCTTTGCAGAGTAATAAACCACCAATAACTACGTTGTCCTTAAAGCGTTCTTGCTCAATGGAAACCATAGAGATTTCTGGGTGGTCTTCAGCTCTTACAGGCGTCCAACCTTCGCGTAACTTTGACGAGACATTGGTAGCGTCTACTTGGCCTTGGTTACTTACTCGAATCCACCTAAAGCTGTATCCATCTTGGGGCATAGGAGACGGTAAAGTCTCTGGGCGTGTCCAAGCTTTCTTACGTACGGTTTTTTCGCGTTTTTCTAATTCGCGGTCTATGCGATTCTCAGCCATTTGCTTTCCTCATATCTATTGCAACCTGTTTGGCGTATTGTTCGGGTGTCAACCCCAACTTCTTAGCGATTTGTACCTGAGTGCGTGTCAACGTCACTTTCCGTGCTGCTTGGCTCCGCGTTGCGGGGGCAACCACTTGGGTCTTCTTTCGCTTCGGTTCAGCATCCTCGAAGTTTTCGGGGAATACTTGACGCATACGAGAGTTAATAGTCTCGTAGTATTCATCACTTTGTGGGCTTACGCCCTGTTTGACAAGTTTATTATGCAACCCCAGCGCTAAACTCGTCATTTCATCGTCGCTTCCAAACCACGTATTAGCTTTCTGCCAATCTGCAGCCCGGTCATCAACTTGTACTGCCGGAGCGGGTTGTTCTGTTTCTACTTCTACAGGGGTTTCTGGTTCCTGTAAAGATGGTAATTTGAAGTTTGCTAGTCTATCGGACTTTAACTTAGCATTGGTTAACTTTTCTTGTGCATCCAATACGGCGTCAGAGTCACCAGATTCATATGCCGTTTTATATTCACGTTTAGCATTTTCTGACTCAATACTAGCATTCTTCTTTGCTTGGTCTAACAAAGCAGCTTGGTTCTTGTTCACATTACCTTTTAGCTTTTTATTTTCTTCCATAAGCTTTTGAGTGACGCGTTCAAGTTCTTGGCTTTGGCGGTAAGCTTCTTCTTTAGCCCTACGCTCGTCGTGGTAACCTTTGCTAAAATGCTGGATACGTTTACGAACCTTGTCAGAGTAATCTTCAAGTTCTTCATCCGTAACATCTGTCGGAGGCTCTGAAGCCTTGCGGTTACGATCTGCTTTAGGTGTATCATCTACAACCTCCACTTCAAAGTCGTCTTCAAGAGCTTCTTCGACTTTTTCCTTAGCTTTTGGCTCAGGAGTCTCTTCTGCTTCCATGAAGTCTTCTTTAGTTTTTTTGCCGGAAATATCAATTTCAACAGAACCAGAATCTTCAATCTCTAGTTTGTTGTCCTCTGGCTCCGGAAATTCAAATTCTACTTTTTGAAATGCCATGTTTATGCCCTCTGAATGCCGGATGGATCGTCTACAATTGCTTCGATTGAATCATCGTTCATAAGACGATACTCAACTCCACCTATTGTAAAACGCGTTCCTGAGTTCATACGAAACATGACGAAATCACCTTCCTTACACCAAGGCCCGGTGGGGAAACGTTCTTCATCAGAGTACGCTTGATCACCCATATCCACAACAAGCCCTATAATAGACATGATATGATCTTGGGTTTTAGCTGTTTCCGTTTTCAGGATTGATGTCCCTGCTACGGTCTCTTCGGGTTGTGGTAGTGCTACCAACACGCGGTATCCCACGGGTTTAGGTAGTTGTAGTTCTAAGTCAGCATCGCTGATTTTAACTGCTTCTTCAGTCATCATCGTTTTCCATATAGTTTTTCGCAAGGTCTTCAATGTAAGATTTGCTGGACTCGAGACCTCGAATTAGTCCAACAACTTCCCTATAGTCCGCATAGTCTTTAGGCGAACCGCCGGTTAGGAAACTTTGTGCAGAGGAAATTTCCTCGTTTATTTTCTTTGTAAGTACGTCGAAAACAGTATTAGCCATACTTAATTTTTACCTTCTGGTTTTTGTGTGGTTTGCATCATTTTAGCAATTTCAAGGTCAACTTTGTTTTCCTCTACACGTTTAGCAGTTGCATCTCGTACGCCTTGTCGTTTGGCGTCAATGGCAAGTTCTGCTTTATCAACGTTTATTTGTTCTGAAGCAACCTTAGCGTCGATCATCATCTTCTGTTGTTTTTGTTTTAGTTCAGCTTGTTTGATCTGTACGTCAGTTTGATCTTTAGCAGCTTTGCGTTGTTCTTCTTGCTGTTTGATCTGCAGTTCTGCCTGTTTCATTTGGATGATCGGGTCTTGCTGCTGTTGTTGAGCTTTCTGCTGCGCGGCTTGTTTCTGGTTAGCCTGCGTAAGTTGCTTGCCTGCGTCTGCAACCAGACGTGACAGTTGTACTTCCATATCCTCATCCATCTCCTCGTTTGGAGCGGGTAGCTCTACACCAAGCTTTTCTTCTATCTTAGTGCGGTATGCGAACCCTAAGTGTTCGGCAATGTGCGCCTGTAGCGAGGCCATGATCTGCTTGGCCTGTGGGTTCTGTCCGATCATCTGAGCCATCATAGGGTCTTGCATAAACGACGTATGCGTAGCGATGTGCGCCTCATGGTCTTGATAGATAAACGCTTTCATAGGCTTGCCTATTAGGGCATCCATGTTCTCGCTTATCGGATCGGTTGGTTTTGCGTCGTCCTTAGTTGGGACGAGTTTATCGGCGTTCTTCACGCCTAATACTTCTATCATCTGGCGATGTAGCTGTGGTAGGTCATATATCTGTGGTGCTTGCGCTGACATCTGTAACACAGTCTGATACTGTACTACACGTTGTGCCATAGTCGAGTTATTAGGGTCACTGACAGGGATCACGTCCACCATCATGTAATCAGCCCTCTTAGCGCTTACCTCGCCTCTAGCGGGTATATAAGCGTAGTCTTCAGGTGCATACTCCGCCATGATAGCTTTGAGTAATTTAAACTCTTGCTTCATCGCATAGTGTACGCGTGCTTGCACAGCAGCCATAGGTTTGAGTGTGCGTTCTAATAGAGCTAGCGTAGTACCCACAGGAGCGTTAGCAGACATGTCAGAGATGTCCATATCGCTTATAGCGCCTAGCCGTCGTCCTTCAGTAGTAATCTGGTTGAGGAGCGCTAGGAGCGTCTGTGAAGGCTCTTTGTAAGGTAGAGGCATGATGTTGTCACGGATTGACCCTGACGGTACGTCTACGTCCTTAAATTCACCCGGCTCTATAGGTGTGTCATCTCCCTTGATACGCAATCCACGGGACTTTAGCCCTCCCGGGAGATTAGAGAGTGTACCCGCGTCTACGAGTTGTCGTATCAAGGAAGTACCGGCACGGGCGTACCCGCCGATAATATGTATCAGGCCAAGTCCATAGAACCCAAATCCCGGTACATAATTGTAGTGGACGAAGTGCTGACGTTTGAGTGTGAGAGGGTCACCCTCTTCGTAGTTTCTACGGACTGCCAGCACTTCACCACTTCCACGCTCAATAGTGACTACGTATGGTCGAGCAATACCATCGTCGTCATCAATACCCTCAATAAGAAGGTCAGCGTGTATTTCGTAGATAGCATAGCGGTCATCATCAGTGAGCGAATAGCCCCCTTCTTCCGCTTTCTTCTCTTCGATGTCTGTGTGGTAAGGCTCTGGCTCTCCAAGGTCTATATCTCTATAAAACTCTGCGGCCTGTAGCTTCTTCAATTCATTCTTAGTCTTACGCATTATGTGTGTTACACGTTCTGCGGCTTCAATATTCGACGCGCCGTAAGGCACAATCACGTCTTCTGCCGATATGTATATAGCAGCTTGACGACCTAAATTAGGGTCAAAGTACACCTTTTTAAACGCAGAACCTGCTAAACCAAGGCTATACAGCATCCGTTCGTGTTCTGGTCGGTACTCAACCATGTTTTCAGTCAATTCGTAGTTCATATCTGCCATAACGCGGGCAGCCGCTTCGTCTTTTTCTTTAGTTTCTACACCAAGTATCTTAGTTTTTACTGGCCCAGCCGCTGGCATAGTCTCACTCATGGTCTCAGCTTGGAACCGTATGGCTGCCTCAGCTAAAACTGTAGAGTTAACGCCACATGCGCCTTCCCAAGGCTCTGTACGTTGCTCATATTTAAAGCCTAACACGTCTAAACCCTTAACAAATGTGTCCGCCCAGTCCTTACGGGCTTCAATATCTGACTTAACTTGCCCAACAAGCTCGTCGGACAACTCGTCAAGGTCGTCCTCACTCATCATTTCGGCTAGGTTACCACCGAACTCAGTGAAATCGCCTTCTGTTCCGGGCATTAGAGTAATCTCCATGCTACCATCAGACAGAGTTACTGACTCAGGATCAACAATCTCGATTTCCATTTCGGGGATTTCCATCTCCTCTAGGCCCTCAAGGTCGCCTTCTAAGTCTTTTAGCCCCATTGGAGCTGCGTATAGTCCTTTTTCAATAGCCATTGCTAACCCTTTTAATAATATCCGCCTCGGCGTTGTTTAAAGAACCGCTCATCTTCTGGTTCGTCACTAGGTAGTCTAATAAACCCGCCCTGTCTAAAACGCATTAACGCCATAACTGTAGAATCCACAAGGTCATCGTTACTCATAAACGGAAATCCTGCAATCTCTTCAACCACTTCTTCGGCCCACCGTGTCTCTGGCACCCAGCAAATCCCAGATGCTACTATATCTGCAACGGAGTTAAGTCTGGCTAACTTATCTCCTGACCCCCTATGTGGTGTATACTCCGATACTGGTAAGCCCATACGCCGCATCTCTTGATACAAGGCTACACCAGAACTTTTCTTCTCCACAATAAACGAATCAGGTTCCCAGTCTTGGTACTCTTCCATCGCAAGTTGTTTAAGTTCTGGGAACTCTATACGCTGTTTTATGCTATTTAACAATATAATATTGTACGCACTTGTCTCTTCGTTCAAGAAAACACCCCATGTGGTGAGTGCTGTGAAGTCTGCACGGTTATGTTTCTCGGCTGCAGCGTCAAGTGACATGATGATATACTCACACGCAGGTGGTGAGTCGGGCAACCACTTGTTCCACCACTCCCGCTTGACCATAGCAGCCTCTTCGGTAGTGGGTTTCTGTTGGTATTGTGAGTTCCATTGGAACACGGGCATCGACGCTTTGGTTCTAAGTAGGGCATCTAGGTCAAAGAACTCAGGCCACAGAGGTTTCTGCACCATTTTCTTAGTCTTTTTGTCTTCTATATCTAATATTGCGGGGAACTCGACCACATTATACTGGTCAGCTCGTTCATTTTTGCCCATATCACGCACCACTCGACCAGTTAGATCATCTAAATGCCAACGTGTCTGTATGATCGCAACGCGACCCCCCGGCATCAGTCGAGTTCGAGCGCCAAAGGTGAACCATTCGTAAGCTTTTTCAAAGACAGAAAAGTTCCCGTTGATAACATCTTGTTCAGAGTGTGGGTCGTCGACCAACAATAAGTCAGCGCCACGCCCAGCCAAAGCAGAACCAATACCACATGCATAATATTCACCCCCGACATTTGTGTTCCACCTTCCTGCTGATTTACTATCTTGTGCTAGTTTTACTGTAGGAAATATAGATCGATACGCGTCTAAAGCAATTAAGTTACGTACTTTACGTCCAAAATCCACCGCGAGGTCTGTCGTGTGAGAGACCATCATAACCTTCTTGTCTGGGTTTCTACCTAAGAACCATGCTGGAAAGAAGATAGACACAAGCTGTGACTTACCATGTCGTGGTGGAATGTTGACACATATACGGTCTTCATCTCCAGATTCAATTGACATAAGCATATCTGCAAGGATTCTGTGGTGCTTTCCTACTATAAACTCCGGCATCATCAACTTGCAAAACTCTATTAGGTCATCATATGCACCCTTGTTTACCGCTCTGACGTTGAGTTCATCAACCATGCGGTCAATTTCAGCTACTTCTTCCTCACTAAACGAGTCTAAGTTGGCCAACATGACCTCAATCTCAGCTTCATCAAAGGCAAGAGCGTCAATCGTCATCGTCAAACCCAAACTCTTCGTTAATATCTATGGCATTCGGGGTCAAAACTACTGCATCTTCTATCTCAGGCTCTGGATTTACCAATTTTGCAAGCTTGCTACGTAGTTTTTCTTTAATATCATCAGTGGTTTGGTGTGTAATCGTCACTTCGGACTTCTCTGTGAACAATCCTACGTCTGAAATCTTACCTAGAAGCTCTAATGCACGCATACGTACACGAGGATCAGGGTTTTCGGTCTCCATGACGAGCTTGTTGGTCACTAAATTACGCAATTGCTTCGAAGATTCTACCACAGAGTGGTTAAATTCATCAATTATAGCGCCTGTCATCTTAATAGAAGGGGGTGTTAGCTTTGCTGCACGCTTGTGTGTCACTTTTCGGGACGTTTTGTCGGGTTCTTGTGCGAATGCAGTGGCTAAAATAGCGGCGACTTCCTTATCCTCCGCATTAGGAGTGGTGTCTAACCCATGTTTCTCTAGTTCTTCGACAGTTTTAGCCATCGCAACTGCACGATCTGGCAGATGTAACTGCTTTACTTCATCTTCTAAAGGTACACCCATCTCTGGGGCAAG